ATCAGTTGTTCTCCTGTGGGTACGGGTTGCAGAAGATGATGGAGATTCTGGACAAACTCTCCAATGCCAAAGAACAGTTGTGGCAGGAAGGTAGGCCGGTTCCCGATGAGGATTGTCCGCAGGATATCAAGGCCCTCCAATTCGTCTACAATGCCTTAGAGCGGGCGCATGGGACGATCTTCGTGCCGGTGCCTCAGAAGGTGGACCTGCCGCCCAACCTGATTCTCATGTGGAACGAAATCAAGAGTATGCCGATGGACGCTCTGGTTGAAGAAGACAATCGCGGAAATGGCAAGAACCGGGTTCAGATTCAGCATGCCAACGCTGACTCAGATAAAGAATCTCGCTGACGATCCGCAAGGGATCAGGCGGAAGTTGATCCGGGCTGAGATCGAACGCCGGAAGCGGGAAGAACGGGCATCTTTCTACCAGCCGCAAGACTATCAGATCGAATTCCACAAATCAACAGCGGCCAGAATCCTGCTCCACGGTGGCAACCAATCCGGCAAGACGACTTCTGCCGTGATTGACTGTCATTGGGACATGTCCGACACAAATCCATTTAAGCCCAAGAACAACAGGCCGTTAAGTTATCGCGCTTGCGGTGATGGTTTAGTAGAGCAGGTCGAAAGCGTTCTGGTTCCGCAGTTTAAGTCTTGTGTTCCACGTGAAACATTGCGTGGTGGGTCGTGGGAAACGGCTTGGGAGGGAAAGTTTCACCGGCTCTATTACAAGAATGGATCGGTACTGCATTTCATGTCTTATGATCAGGAACCGGGCAAAGCCGCTGGCGTCCCTCTCGACGGGCTGTTGCTTGACGAGGCCAACAAATGCCCGTTTGCCTTCTGGAAGGAACTCCGCGCTCGTCTTTTGACACGCAACGGAAGAGCCATCTTTACCTGCAATCCTGACGACGGCGGCGGCTGGCTGGTTCCTGAAATTTACGAAAAGAAGAACACTGACGAAGACGTGGAGTGCTTCCAGTTCCACACCGAAGATAACCAGTACGCTGATAAGGATGGTGTGGCCCGTCTTATTGCCGACATTGGAGATGATGAAGTGGAGCGGGCGATCCGGCTTCATGGCGATTTCCTGTCGGTGGGCGGGCTTGTCTACCCGATTCTCAAGAAGGAACTGCACCAGAAGACAGCCGCAGAGGTGGGTTGGAATCCGTCTTGGACGAACTACGTGGCAATTGATCCAGCCCCCGGCAAAAAAGGTCATGCGGCCCTGTGGGGGGCTGTCGGTCCCGGTGGGCAGATTCACTTCTACGATCAGTTGCGGTATACCGGCCTTATTTCAGAGTTCTGCGAACGGATGCGAGTCAAGTCCGGGATCAAGCACGTTCAGGGTTGGCGGATCGACGGGCATTGGAATTGGGACAACGCCACGGCCCGGTCCAGCAAGAATGCCCAGGAACCGTTGAACATCGAACGGGAGTTCATCAACCACGGCATCCCCGTCATCAAGGCCCCGACTGACGTTCGCAAGCACATCGGGATCGACATGGTGCGGGCGCGTCTGCGGCCCGATCCCCAGACCAGACTCCCGGCCATGACGTTTGAGCCGGAGTTGGTGGAGGCGTGGGAGGAAATGCGGCACTACTCCTACCGAAATCCCACCAAGAAGGATGAGGATCAGTTCACGATCAAGTTGCGGCAGGTGGACGATGACTTCCCGGATTGTGTGCGGATTCTGGTCACGTCGAACCCGACTTACGAGGGGCGGTTTAATATCAGGAACTATCAGTCTCAGGTGGTCGCGGACGAATACGGATGTGGGTTCTAAGGAGAGAGCGATGAAAAAGGCATTTTTGGTGTTCTTGATATTGGTGACTGGGGCAACTATGTCCGTAGCGTCCAATAACTACCGGAGAATCCGATGGGAGTTTGAGCCGTCCGTGGGGACCGATTCTCCGAGCACGGTGACGTATCTGATTAACGGAGAGAACAATGTCTTGGGATTTGGCAAGTGGTATTGGGACATCAATCAGACAGTTGTTGGCGATACCGATGTGGCATCACCGGGGGCTGGGCACATTCAATCTGATTCCATTCAGTTTACTCTTTGGGGATGGCAGGGATTTCAGTGGGATTCGTTGGAATCCTTCCCTTTTGTGGCTGACAGCGTGACAACCTCATGGCCGAAGCATAAATCTCTCGACATGGGAACGGACGCGGATACCGTGTACGCCTATGAGAAGGTTGAAGTTCGGGCGAGATTTCGTGGTCCGAATATCGTTTACCAAACCAAGCCGAAATACATCATTCGTCTGGTGGCCAAGGAGTGACGTATTCGACTGACAATAAGATGTCGTTATATCTCGGTGAGCCGGGGGATTCTTGGCGTTCTCCCGATACCGAGGAACGTGCTCGCCAGACTGTGTTGTGGGTCGTCGATCAGTCATTTCAGGTTTACAGCAAACTTCGTAGAAATATGGATGTCTGGTTTGATCGGTATACCAATCAGCCGTTGAAACTCAGGCAGACTAATCGGCTTCGGTCGAATGTTCCATCTGGGCGCACCTCGGAGATGGTGGACACGTTTCGGGCCGACATGATGACGAAGATTTTCAAGAAGCGTCCATTCGTGGCCGTCTGGCCACGCGAACCGGGAGATCAGGATTCATCGGCGGTCAACGAGGAACTTCTCCAGTATGATTACGACGAGATGCAGATTTGGTCTATCGTCGATCAGGTATTGACTTCGATTCTGATTTGGGGTTCGGGATTGGCTAAGGTGGGATGGACAAATAAGACGGTTCGTGAGCCGTTGGATGGTGTGTCTGGGAAAAACGGTAGAGCGGAAACCGTGGAGCGGTTGGGTTATCGTGGTCCCAGCATTGACCCGGCGTTTCCCTATGATGTGTTTCCCCATCCCATGAAAGTCTGGTGTGATGATCCCTACCCGATTGTCCATGTGACGCACCAATCCTACGATGATTTGTATTCTCTTTACGAGGCCGATGTTTACACGGATGCAGTCAAGAGAATTCCCGAAAAGAAGGATGTGGACAACGACTACCGGGCCTGTTTTGGTCCGGCCTCAGAGGATTTGTACGAACGATACGATCAGCGTCAGCGCCTCGGTTGGTCGGATGATACCCGTTTGGAGTCGGATGGTGTGACGGTTGCTGAGTGCGAGTGCATGTTTCGCCCGACGTTGAAGGACCGGCCTGTCCGCACGATCATCACATTGGCCAATGGGGTTGTGATTCGCGTGGAACCGTCACCGTTGCGGGATGGATCATCGTGTTGGATGAATGGCAAGATGGCGCATTTTATGGGTCAGTTCTATGGTCCGAGCATGGTTCAGAAGAACAAGCCCCAGATTCACATCGAGGAACTTGCCCTTAACATGTGGCTTCAGAGTATCGGTCAGACCGTCAATAAGATAAAGGTGATCCGACCTGAATTGTTGGAGGCCCCCATGTCTTTTGACGATCAGCCCGGTGGGATTATTGCCGCCAAGCCCGGCGCCGACATCAATCAGGTCTATCGGGAGATTGTTACTTCCCCGGTAGGCAATGATGTGATTATGATGATGAAGTACGCGGCGGATCGCAGTGAGGGTGTATCGGGGGCTACGGACTTGAAGTCCGGCAGAATTCCCGGTGGTGATCCTACAGCCACGGCCTCCAATCAGGCGTTCACGCAGGCATCGATACGATTCCGGTACGGGATGGAGTGGTTTGGAGCGACCTTCTGTGTTCCCTCGGCCCGCAAGATGCATGCTTACAATCAGGATTACCTCGATCCACCGTTTGTGTTTTCTGTTCTCGGAAAACAGGGGGCGTACTTCCCGAAGGTGTCGCCGGAAGACCTACTTATTAATCCCAACTTTATCTTCATGGGACCGACACGTGACGAAAACGAAGCGTTACAGATTGCTCAACTGTCCCAGTATTTGAATATGTTGGCTCCATTTCAGGCGTTGCCGTGGGCGTTGCCGGTGATGCAGGAAGTTATGATCTTGTTGGCCGACAAGTTCAACATCCCGAATTTGGACAAACTGAAGGAATTGATGCAGTATGGTCAACCTCCAGCCCCGCCGATGGCACCTCCGGCGGCACCAGGATCGGGAGGTATGGCGGGAAGTGCCCCACAGTCTCCAGCGGGTTCGGGCAGGGCGGATCGTCGCGGAAATGGTGCGTCGAACATGCAGGAATTGGCCAAGTCGGTTGGTGGGATGTTGGCCGGTCGGGCGATGGGGAGGTAACGTGCCGTCGTCTCGTCCGGAATTGGTTCCGCATGTGGTAAATCTTATCTGTAATGCCGAACCCCGCTCTGTTTTGGATGTTGGATTGGGATTCGGCAAATATGGGTTTCTGGTGCGTGAATACATTGACTACCGATTAGGAAGAACAACAACGATTGATGGAATTGAGATTTTTCCACAATACATTGGAGAGATTCAGAGGAAGATTTACGATGATATTCGCGTATGTAATCTTTTAGATTTTGATGCGAATGGG